TCATCTCTATCTATTACCTGTTGGTCGAACAAGGAAGTTAATGCTGTAATATCCTGTCCAATTAATCTTTCAATGTCAAAGTCTCTACTAATCTTTACTTCTGGTGGTTCAATTCCAACATAATCAGCAGATAAATTAAATGCTTTTTGTAATTTCTGTTCTAACTCCATAGAAACCATAGCAAGCATAGAATTAGTATCTACACGATCTAATCTTCTAGCATCAGCAGATTCCGCTACAAATTTCTGTTGTGATAATGTACTAATTCCTAAAGTAGCCATCTGCATTTGTAATTCTTTTATTTCGGCTGA